TCATTGTTTGCTTTCAGGTTGGGTTGGTCTGGCGGCCGAGATTCTGGCCAGCTTTGCGCAGGCCTTGGCCATGCGCGTTTTCAATGCATAGGTCCGGCGCCGGGCCTGCTGCAGCAGCTTGTATTTCGGCGCCGTGAATTCGCGCGCGGCGGCATGCTCCGGATCGTCCGCGCTGATTCGCTTGTTGAGGTGCCCGTGCTCGCGCTCGTAGGCGCGAATGGCGAGGTGATAGGCATGCTCGGCATTGACGGCCGCCTCTTGGGCGCGCCACTGATCCATGGCCAGTTCTCCGATCGCCACTAGCTGTACGAGGCGCGCGGTACTCATTGCGCACCGCCCGTCTTATCCGCTGGTGGTGTTGTGACCACAACCAGGTTTGGCGGCCGGCGCACCATCGTGCCGTCGGCGTCTTTGTCGTAAAGCGGCAGGCCTTGGAAAAGGCCGCCGGGCTCGGTCAGCTTTTCCCACATTTCATCCATTGCCGCGCGGCCCTCTGGCGTCGTGAACATGATGTGGTTCATGTGCGCCTGAATTGCGCCGCAAAGCGGGCCGCTCTTGTGGGGCAGGCTGCGGCCGGCGGCGGAATCCTCCAGGCCGTAGGCTGAGGCGATGTGGACCATGCCGCTGTCGGCCGGCAGTTGCGCGCGGTCGACCACGTTCACGCCCAGCAGCTCGCACCGCTGCTCGAACGTGGTGGCGGCATCGAACTCCGGCGCCATCTTGACCAGGGCCTCGCCAAGCTGGCGCTGCGCCACGCCGAGCTCGTCGCACTGCTTATCGCCCTCGCGCAACAAGACGCGGATCGATTCTGCGCGATGGGCGTTGAAAGGGCTTTGCTTCAGCTTGACTACCTGACGCCGCGCAGGGCCCAAGAAACTCCAGTAGTTCTGTTGCATACAGCCTATCTGGCGAGCCAGGAGGCGGGTGAAGAGGAATTCGGTGATGATCGAGTTCAGGCAGCCAGCCCTTGCAGCTTCAAGTTGCTCGATATATGCTTTTTTCATTCTGAGGTCCTCGTCAGTTTGTCCAGGCTGTCAGCGATATCGCTGGCCAGCGTGGCGCAGGTTTCCAGTGCTTCCGGCTGGGATGCCGGTTCCATGATTTCGATTGCGGCCAGCAGCGCCCCGACGACGTCGGCGAGGCCGGCCAAGCGCTTGATGGTGGTGGCGCGGGATGGGCCGGTCGTCATTTCGTCGGCGCCCGCTTGTCGAGATATGCTCCCCGGATCAGGCGGAGGGTGATTTCGCCTTGCCATTCGGGATAGACGTCTGGCTCGGCTTGGTGCTCGTCACGGATCTGATGGGCGGTGTCGAGTTCGACGCCGGCGAGCAGGCGAGTGCCTTCGCTGTTGAACATGTCGTACAGCGGCTCTACCGCAGCTTCGCGATCCAGCGTCACGCCGTAGTGACAGCCAGCCATCAATACGAGGCGCGCACGACTTGATTCGATAAAGCGATCCAGATGGAACAGGGCACGCTCGGCCGGGACGCGGCGCACTTTGTCGCCAAAACTGACCATGACGTCAGCACGGTCGCCGCCGAAGCCCAGTGAGCCACCGCCGAATTGCAACGTCGGCTCGCTGCCATCGAGGGCGCCAGGTGGAAAGCCTTCGAAGTAGCGGCGTTTGGCCTGCATCAAGCCTTGGCCACTTGTGTCAGGCGGCAATATTGTGGTATTGTTACTATTCGCCATGGTCTTTCTCCAAAAAATTAGGGCGCAACAGTCCGGCCGGTGCGTCAACACCGGTTGGGCTTTTTCTTTTTGTGGGGCCGAATCAGTTCCGGCTTAGGCAGTTATTCGATGGCGTCGTCTGGCGGATCGTGCAAGTCAAGAACCAGTTGGGCCTGCGCATGCTCCAAGCTGTGCTTACTTGCATCAAGCAGGGCAAAGTCGCGTGGAGTGGCGGTGCCATTGGCAAGCCGCTGCGCTATAGGAATTGCTTTCTTGAGCTGCGCGCGCGTCATTTCGTCGTAATGCTTTGAACCTGCCGCCGCGTTGTGCGCGGTGTGAGCTGTGGAGACTAGAACGCCATGCAGCAACGCCGTATCGACTGCAGCGTAGTGCAAAGGTCTTCTTTCTGCTGAGGTGGTCAGCTCCTGATCTTCGTCTACTTGCGGCTGCCGGAAATAATGATCTTCCAGCACGGCGAATACATCCCAGGCCTGGTCGGTTTCGATCATCTTCGCGTGGCGCGCCGCACCCCGCTCGGTCCACAGATGCAGGCTGCGCGCTTTCGCCGAAATTTGTGAGTCACTTAAAGTTACTCGCAAATCCGAAAGTGCTTTTCCGGAAACCTTAAAAAAGTGAATGCCTTCATCGAACCGCGCCGCGTTTCGCGAGTGGTTCATCCGGACGTTCACCTCGTCGGTGCCGTAAAGCTGAGCCAGCAACTCGGTGGTCAGGACTTTATGGCCGCGCCAAGTGATCGCCGGGATTGCGGCGACGCTCGCAGCGCGCAGCGCAAGCTGCTCCGCGTTGGATGGAAGGTGACTCATACAGCACCGCCAACAAAAGTAGCCAGATCACGTGCCGCATCAGCGGCCAGGCCGGCGCAAGTTTCCAGCGTCGCAAGGCGCTCGGCCACCGGCAGGATATCGATCACGCTCAGCAGCGCAGCAGCGGCGCCAAGGCGGCCACCGGCGGCTTTGATTTGGTCGACGGCGGTTCCTGCCGTGACGCCATGCGGCTCACCAGCCATCCCCAGGAGGCCGGATAAAGCATCGTGATTTTTTTGGCGTGGGGTAGAGGTGCCGCACTCCCACTTGTGGACCGCTTGAGGGCTGACGCCGATGCGCTGGGCGACGTCAGCCAAGCTGAAGCCGGCGCAGAGCCGCTTGGCGCGGATGCCTTCGGCCAGGCTGCCGGGCTGCATTTTGCCGGTGCTGCTGGTGGTGGAGCTGGTCATGTCGTTCGCCTCATGAGTTCAGGTAATGAAACAACTTTAGCATAACAAATTTCGTAATACAACCTTTGTATTTTAAATTTCGTAAAAAAGACGAAAAAAAACGCCCCGTAGGGCGTAATTGAGCTGCGGACAGGATGGTGATCAGGTATCAATATCCTCATTTCCGTGCGAGGCGAGGAGGGGAATCACCTGTCGCGGCGTATTAGTGACGAAGATCGAAATCCCAAGAAGGGCCGCCTCAGCTGTTTTTCTCCGCAAAACGACCTCATTTGGAAGGCGCTTCACAAGATTTTTTTCTGGATCGTCATCCGGGTAATCCATGCCAACATATCCAGGCATTATTATTATTAGCAAATAGCTTCGCGTATCCCTTAGATGGGCACGGAGCGTTGCCAGGTTCCATAATAATTTTGGAATGAAATCTTCCAGCTCTAACGATAGCTCTAGTGGTGATTCTGCATAGGCGAACTCAGCCACTACGTCTTTATCAATGTAGTCGACGAGCCAAGCTAGCGAGCCACCGACTACCCCGGCGCCCCATTGAAAGCTCTTTTGAGTCTTTTCAAGCAAGGGCTTTAACTCGGCCAAAATGGTTTTTTTTGATTCAAATCTGTTTGCGGACTTAGTAAGTCTATCCACTTTTTCTTTGGCAGAATATTTTACAGCAAGCTCAGAAAGAGCTTCGGTTTGACGCTTTCTGTCATCGCCAATCTGCTTCAGGACATGACTAGAATATGGTCCACTTGGCGATCTAGCACCTTTGCTATCGCCATACAAATCCATGATTTCAGCAGCGGGGATGGAAAGCACCTGATTCAACCGTGCAAATACGCCAGGTCGAGGATATGCTTTTCCAGACTCCCACTTCCCAACGGTTTGCTGGGTCACCTGCAAGCGTTCCGCTAACTCATCCTGCGTCAGCCCAGCGCGCTCGCGATACCGTTGAACGACGGCACCGAATTCGCCTTCCATATGAACACCTATTAAGTTGTAATTACTTCAAAGTGTACACCGAATTTCGTGACAAGTAAAATCTCACTGTTGTTTCATCAAAGGTTGTGATATTCTTGATTAAATCCAACTTTCGCAGGATCAAAAGATGTCTAAACGATTGAGTCCCACCGGCATCGCCGCCGCCGTTGCTGCCGCAGGCACGCAAGTTAGTCTCGGCCAGCAGCTCGGTGTAAGTCAGCAGGCGATCAACAAGTGGCACCAGCAGGGCTGGGTGCCCTTGATGCGTGCCGGTCAGATCGAATCCCGTTACGGCATCGCACGCGCCCGCCTGCTCAACCCCAAGATTCTCGCCCTGGTCGGCACCGCGACCAATCCAACCACCCCCACCGAAAGCCAGCCATGAGCGGCCACCCTCCGCACGAGCTGCTGGCCGAGGCGACCTCCAAGGCCAGCGGCGCGCTCATCACCGCCGAATACGAAGGCAAGATCTACTCTTTCCGCGCCGATGGCTGGTTCAATGCGACCGAGGCGGCGAAGCGGCGCGGCAAAGATGCGCACGAGTGGACGCGATCACAAGAGGCTGCGGTCTATATCGCGGCCTTGGAACGTAAATACGGGAATTTCCCGTATTTAGAAACGAAGCGCGGGAAGCGCGGCGGAACGTGGCTTCACCCGAAACTTGCTGTTGTTTTTACGCGCTGGATCGATATTGACTTCGCTCTCTGGGCCGATGAAAAAATTGAGATTATCTTGCGCGGCGCGCCGCTACCGACCGTCGACGACCGACTCACCACTCCCACGGATCGCATCCCGCTGCACATGGCCTTGCCGTACATCTACCAGCGCACTGGTGCCTGCTTTCCCAAAATCTATGTAGCCATCAGCGCGGCCGCCGGTGCCGACGACTTCCCAAGCATGACGATGTGCAATCTCGCGTTCTTGGTGCCACTTATGCTGCGCATCAAGAATCAGGCTGACACGCAAGCCGATTGGGACCTGCTGCACATCAGCGGCAAGGCGCTGCGTGGTGGCGCCCAACTGGAACTGACCTTCGCCGACTCGGCGCTCTACAACCCCACCAAGGAAGCATCATGACCTCCATCGACAGCACTACCATCGACGCTGCCCTCGCGGAAGCGCGCCAGGTCTTCGCCGGCAACCAGCACGCCCTCGATGCGCTTGCATATGTCGACGGTGTGCTGGCCGCCAGTCCGGCGCGCGCCGAAGTTCCAGCGCATGCTTGCACGCCGGTGGCGCCGCGCGATAACTCTGCCCTGGCGCAGATCAAGCGCGAGCTGCTCACCGCGGCCGACCAGCTGCAGCAGCCGGCCGACCTGGTGGTGCAGCTGCTGGTGCTGGCCGAGCTGCGCGGTATGCGCGCCGAGCAGGCATCGGATCGCTTTTCGCGCGGCGCGGCGGTGCTGTCGTGAAGCCCATGATTGCACCGATGCTGCTGACGGCCCTGTTGCCGACGACGTATATGCTGGCGACCTACAACGCCGAGCCGGCGCCTGCAGTTGCCCCTCCACCTCGAACAGGCACGCCTGATCGTCCAGCGACGATGGCCTACGCGCCAATCCTTTACGTCGACAACGAAACGGGATGCCATTACCTCACTACCGACGCCCTGCAGGCGCTGGTGCCGCGCATGGATCGTGATGGCAAACAGGTGTGCCTGCGCCCAGCTGGTGCTCAGCCAAGCCAGCCAGAGAATAAGTAGTCCCGATCACCGACGGGGCAGCGGCTGCGCAGCCGCGACCAAGCGATTTCAGCCCGCTGGTCACGCCCCGACCCTATACCAGGCTGAAGAAGGTTGAAATAACAAATGCAGCAACAGGATCGAAGTGGACTACAGCGAATATCAAGTGCCTGCCCGCACGGACATCACACGTCTGGAGCCGACAAGTGAGTAACGGTATCGACTGGTTTCGCTGGCATCACGGCAGCGTGACCGATCCCAAATTTCAACTTGTTGCGCGCCGCTCTGGTGCGTCGGTTCCTGACGTCCTTGCGGTGTGGGCGTTCTTGCTCGAATCGGCCAGCGCTGCCTCGCCTCGCGGGTGCTATGGCGACATCGACACCGAGGCGGTGGATTGCCTCTTCAATTTCCCGCCCGCTGAAACTCGCACCGCCGACATCATCGCTGCGCTCGAAGATCGCAGGATGCTTGCTGATGGGTGTATTGCTGAATGGGATAAGCGCCAGACGAAGCGTGAGCGTGCCGAGGACAGTAGTGCAGATCGCGTTGCCGCACACCGTGCACGCAAAGCTGCAGCTGCTGCTACCGCGCCCGCTCCTTCACTTGCGCCTACTGCTGCTTTCGCTGACGGTGTAACGCCATGTAACGCCAGTAACGGCACGGAAACGCCTAGAGAAGAGAAGAGTAGAGAAGAGAAGATACAGACAAAGTCAAAAACAAAAGATAAGTCGCCTTCGGCTCCCGATGATCTCTTCCTCGGCGTTGATCCGCAGGTCGTTATCGATTTCAAAGCACTACGGGCCAAGCACAAAGCGCCGATCACGAAAACCGCGATTGATGGAATTTTGCGCGAGGCGGACAAAGCCGGCACATCCCTGGAAGGCGCTTTGCGCATCTGCTGCGAACGTGGCTGGCGCGGGTTCAAGGCCGACTGGGTGCTGCAACCGTCGACCGGCTCCCCGCGTGCCGGCCCCCAGCTAACATCGAGGCACAGTGGTTTTGAAAATATCAACTATTCGGAAGGGATCGAAAATGGACGAATTACCTGAAAGCGGCGAAGCGCCCAAGGCGCCGCGCTTGACCATCGGCCAGGAAGAAAAGCCTGCCAACTGCGACACCCATGGCGAATACGTGAGCAAGGGCTTCATCATCGGTCGCACCACGCGCTGGATGGGCTGCCCGGCCTGCGCTGACGCTGCCAGGCTTGCTGCGGAAGACGCCGAGGCAGCGGACCTGGCCAAGCGGAAGCAGCTCAACATCGAGGCGACACTCAGCCGCTCGGGCATCCCGCTGCGCTATCGCACCAAGGACTTTTCGACGTTCGTCGCCGACACCGACGGCAAGGAAAAAGCGCTGGCCGTGGCAATGGAATTCGTGCAGAACATCGGCCAGCATTACGACAAAGGCACCACCATGGTCTTTTCCGGCCCGCCAGGCACTGGCAAGAGCCATCTGGCCATTGCTATCGGCCAAGCGCTAATGGAGCGCGGCACGGTGCTCTACACCTCCGCCATCGATGCCGTGCGCATGATCCGCGACACGTGGCGCCGGGACTCGCCGAAAACCGAATCCCAGGTGCTGGAAGCGCTGGCGACGGTCGGCTTGCTCATCATCGACGAGGTAGGCGTGCAATACGGTACCGAGGCCGAGCAGGTCAGCCTGTTTGACATCATCGACAAGCGGTACCGCGACATGATGCCGATGATCCTGCTGACGAATCAGAACAAGGCCGGCATGAAGACGTTCCTGGGCGATCGAAGCTTTGACCGGCTGCGCGAGGGTGGCCAGTGGGTGACGTTCGATTGGGAGTCGCATCGAGGAAAGGCTGCAGCATGATTAACTTCAAATTCCCATGGACCAAGCGCCGCGAAGCGCGCCAGGCGGCTGAGCAAAAGGCGCGTGATGATGCGGCCTGGCGCGCCATCATCGACGCCGGCAAACGTGCCGAGGATCGGTGCCGCCTTGATGCGCAACGTGCGCGCGCCAGCGCCATCGAGCCACCGCGCCGCGCCGGCCTGGCCAGCGTGCCATTCGACGGCTACACCGCGCAAGGCGGCTTGCTCGCTGGTGCACCAGCAAGCGCCACGGCGCCGATGGGCGGTGGTAGCGGCACGTTCGACGGCGGTGGCGCATCCGGCGACTGGGGCGGATCAAGCTGCTCGGCCAGCAGCAGCGATTCGTCGTCAGGATCGTCTGACAGCGGCAGCAGCTGCTCGTCGGATTAATTGCAATACCACAGGACCATAAATGAACGTAATCCAGAAATACACCCGCGCCATCGGCTCATCAAACCTGCGCGACGACGCCCACCACCACAGCACCGAGGTGTTGGCTGCAGCAGCGCTGTGCCGCGACCTGGGCACCAAGCTGTTTCGCGTGAAGTATGCCGGCGACGCCACCAGCTACGCCTCGCTACTCGACGCCTGGCGCGAGATCGTGAAGACGAAGGCGGCGCACCGCACATGGCCAGCCGATGTCAGCCCGGCCAAGGTGGCGAAGCTGTCGCTCGATCACTGGCTGAACGATGTGTGCCCGGCTTGCACTGGCCGCTGCTATGAGCCGGTGCGCGGCCAGGCGACGGTGTTGTCGGACGTCAGCTGCAAGGCCTGCGCTGGCACCGGCACGCGCGCGGTGCAGGTCCAGCACAAGCTGCTGCACCTGGTGGAGGATATGGTTGAGGCGCTGCATGCGATGTGCAAGCATGCAGCTGGGCAGACCATAAAGCGCCTGGCTGAGGAAATGGAGTTCTGAAGCGGAAATATCACCACTGGTCGTAAACACAGGTATATAATTGATGCACTGCGCGTCTTACGAATCACCCGGCGCGCATAATTCAAGCCGGCCCAGCGCCGTGCAGGGCAGCGGCAAACCTGAAGCCGAGACCGTTGATGACTTGTCGCGCCCAAATGAAAGCCCCTCTGCCTAACGGTCGCGGGGCTTTTGCATTATTTGACGCCAATCAGTTGCAGCCCTTTTGTCGTCAGTACAAGTAGGTCTACAGGTTGGCCGCGATAATTTGCCATCGTTGTTCCGCGTGGCATCTGTTTTACCAGTTCTCCCTGGATTAGCTCAGCGTGGATAGGGTTGTTGGGGTCGAAGATGGTTCGCGTTGATTGAATTTCTTTTGCTGCCGTCGATAAGTTGTTCATTTTTTTTTTGCCCAGTTTGGTTGCCGCTCCAATCGGCGCGGTGATTCCACGATAGCGTCACGACTGTTTTGTGATTGGCGCTGTGCGCTTTATTTTTTTCATTTCGTTGTTTTTGTCTTAGTAGTGCTACCAACGATCACATTTATACCTGTTGCGACAAATTCAGGCCGAGACCTGAAATCGCTCAACCTCCAGCAGCCAACCGTGCGGTCATTGCAGGCGTAGCTCAATGGTAGAGCGCGGGCCTTCCAAGCCGGCGATGCAGATTCGATTCCCGTCGCCCGATCCAGTTTTATCGCATGCTTGGCCGAGTAGACCAAGGCACCGGGCCGCAAGCCAGAACAACCGTAACCCGAAAGGTCTGTCATGCAAAACGCTGTTGAAAGTGATGAGGGTGTCGGCGCCGAGCACGCCGGCTGCGTTGGCCGCCTGGATGCTCCGCTCGACGTACGCATGATAGACCCAGCGTCACTGGCGGCGCTGCGCCAAGCCCTGCCGGCCAGCCAGAATGATGCACTGCGCGCGCTGGTAGAGTCATGGCGAACATGTGCACGCGCACGTTACCGGTGCGCAGATCTGACGAACGACCCGGAAGGGAAGTGCGCCATGAATAGCGCCGCGATGATTTATTTCAACTGCTCCGAGGAACTTACGGCAGCCCTAAACGCGTCTTCGCCTCCGTTACCGCCCACTCCTTGAGGACGCCGAAGGCGACGCCGCCGAATGGTGCGATCACATTCTTCTTCGCCTTTTCCCATAAAGTTGGGTCCTTGATTGAGTCAATAAAATCATGGCCCTCCCAGGTCAGGCCGATCGGGAATGCGTGCTTCGGACTGTTCATCCCACTATGCACCGTACCATCCAAGAGTCCCGCCTCAATGAGGAGGGTCATGTGAGCATTAATGATTTCTGGGTCGTAGTCCGCATGCGTGAATTTCAATGGGATGTTGCTGGGCGGTCGCGCTTCAAACTCCAGCAGAATTATTCGGATAAGGTCGAAGTCTCGTTTCATTTTTTCTTTCGTAGTTGATGGATGCGCACGGAGCCGGAAAGCAATCGGCGCGTCTCATTGTAGCGAAATTGACAATTTGAAATGTCACCAATGCTCACGCATCTGGTGAGTAGCCGTCTACTTCAGTTCTCCACGCCTTTCCCTGGGCTTTAGCCGCTGACCGCAACTGTGCGCCAGCGGCCTTTTTATTTGAGGTGCTCGATGAACTCGCGCCACTATCGCGACATGATCATCCGCGCTGTTGGCGAGACCGACGGCAAGACACTCGGCCTGATCGTCGAGCATGTGGTAGATGCTGAGCGCGCCAAGGAAATCCTGCGCGCCAACGGCTATGGCGTGGCCGGACTGTCGGCGAGTGCCACCGCCGCCCTGGTGCCGCAAGCACTTCCAACTGAAAGAAACCCATGACCGTCCGTCTACTGAAACCATACGCCCAACGCCCTGCAGGCGCTATCGCCACATTCGAAGCAAGCACCGAAGCGGGCATGATCGCGTCGGGCCAAGCGTCAGCCAATCTAACTGGCGGGTTCGAATACTTTATTCCTCGTCCGGGTCTACGTTTGCAGGCGGCACAGATCGCTGTTGGCTCACTGACGTTACGCGCCGCCGAGCAAGCGCCCGTGCTGCTGCCCGAGGGGCAGGTCCTGAATATCAGCGGCTCGGCCGGAACGGCTGGTGTCATCTACCGCCTTGATCCTGTGCTGGGTGGCACGAATTCACTGCAATCGTGGGCCATCGGCACTGGTGCGTTAGCGCAGATCGGGCCTTATGCCGGCCTGCAACGCTTCCTGGTGACGTGCTCTGCGGGACGTGTGGATGCTGCAGTGAATGCTGCTGCGGCAATGGCGCCGATGATCGTCGTATCCAGCGCCGCACCAAACAACAATGACGGCCGCCCCGACGGCACCATTTATATCCAGACAGCATGATAAAGACCAAAAACACTGGCGCGTACGCGGGCATCGTCGGCATGCAGCGCAAGAAAAACGGCGTATGCTCTGCCGTGGCCGGTTGTTTTGCGAAGGTTGGCGGGGCTTATCGGAATGTGCTGGTCATGCCCGGCACAGCACGGTTGCTCAACGTGGGAACCAACCAGCGCTGGCTGGGTGGCATCATCGGCCCCGTCAGCAATCCGATTCCGGCCGGCACCGATACCCCAGAAAGTATTTTCCGCCAGCCCACATTCATCGGCAGCGGCGATGCGCGCAACTTGCGCCTCTTCTGGCCGACGTGGGGTAACGGCAATAACGGCGACGAGCCGCTGGGGGCCTTCCAGATTCACAGCTCCGCTCTGGAGTTCAATGGCGCCACCGCCAAATTTACTTACGGCGGCGTCGAGACGCGTCAGGTGCTCGAAGGCGAGATGACCACTATCATCGGACAGCCGCAGCCTGTAGCTGGCGTTTTGTCTGATCCAATCACGCCAGCACAGTTGCTTGCCGCGTTTGGCAAGGATCACCTGAATCGTGGCGACAAAGTATGGAAGCGGGGGCGCATGATCCGCGCTGATCGCACGGTACATTACGGCATTACTCGCTTAATGAGCCAGGACACGAGCGGCGCGTCATTTCGCTTCAAACCCGATTCCGTCAACGCGATTCCAGATGTGTATGCTACCGGCCCCATCACGCTGACCCGCACTGGCGCGGTTGGCACACTCTTTGCGGAAGCGACAGGCTTCGACCCGATCTTGCTGGGGGAATTCGTCAACGAGGCTGGCATCATTGTTTTGGGCCTCTTCGGCGCATCGATGGAGCATGGCGCAACCGATACTACATGGTCGGCGCCAATGAACAGCGGGCGCGGAATGATGCGCGCGACCTTTGACAAAGATGGCGTGAGCAACCCCTACGCCGGTCTGGTAGTGGCGGCTTCGGGCAACGGGCTAGATGACATGACTGGCTCCAATAAACGCAGCTATTGTACTGTTGCATGGATGACAAATTTGGAGCTTAGCCCAGGCGGCAATGATCTCGGCTCTGCCGACGCCACAAGCGATGTTGCCAAATACGCCGGTATCCAGACCAATCTGCGCGGACTGTATGCCGACCTGCGTGCCATTAATCCTACGATCAAACTATTTGTGCTGAGCAAGCCGCCAAGCACGGTGTCTACCGACGGCTACATCACCGACATAAACCAGACGCCTGGAACTGAGTATGGCGAAGGACAGAAGGTCGAAACGCTTTACCGCGATTGGCTGCTTGGTCAGGTTGGAGTTGCAGGCGGGATCGACGCGGTAATTGACCCGCCGGAAATGCACTGGCCAGGGAAGCGTTGGCTATGGGGGAATGCGGCAAGTATGCCGGCTTCGCTCGATGGCGCAGCGCTTGGCGCCCCGGCTAACCAGAACCATCCAAGCACCAATCAGTACAAGCTCATTGCCCGTGATATCCGCGCCTTTTGCGGCATGCCCCCTTGGGCATAACCCATCTGGTCAAACAACGCTGTCGCACGGCGGCATTCCACAATCAGGATCCACATGCTCACAACCGAAACTGGCGAAGGCCTGCCTGACGCCGAATCCTACGCCAGCATCGCCGCAGCAGACGTGCGCTGTGCCAGTCTGGGTGTCCAAGAGTGAGCGTCACCGTGGGGCGTATCGAGATTCGCGTAGCATGGTGGCTTTTCCCCTATCTGAACACAGTCCGCGCACTGTCTCTCCTACTCGACGTTGAGCCGAACATGGATCGAGTCGACTACTGGATTCGCAAGGGCTTGACGTTCAAGCCGGTAGCCATCTGATGGTGCGCCTCACTACCCTGAAGTCTCGCCTTGCAGTTCTGCCTGGCAGCGTCCCAGTGCTGGCCGCAGGCTCGTGGCGCTCGTCTACTGCCAGCAGCACCAAGCGCGGCTACGGCTACGCCTGGCAGAAGGCCCGTGTCGGCTATTTGCGCAGCCACCCGTTTTGCGTGTATTGCCTGCGTGATCCGCTCTATGCCGCCATTCGTGGCATGGTGCCCAGCACGGCCATTTTGCACTGTGCAGACGTGGGCTTGGCTGTGCCCATGGCGTCCGTGGTCGATCACATCGAGCCGCATCGAGGCGACCAAGCGCTGTTCTGGAACAAGGCCAACTGGCAGTCGCTTTGCGGGACCCACCACAGCGCGGACAAGCAGCGCGAAGAGGCGGCCCAACGGCGCGGCGAATAGATGGCACCAAAGCAACATCAAGAAATATTTCAAAATGGAAATATTTCATATGTTGCAAAATAACAACATGCGTCAAAAGAAACATTTCAAAAAAGCAATATCAGGGGAGGGGGGCGAAAAGTCCTCGACCCCTCGCCGACCTAGACCGCGTCCTCTCCCACGCGCAAAAAAATCCCCGGTTTTGAAAAAAAGGAATTCAGCAAATGGCAGGCGTCAAAGGAAAGAGCGGCGGCGCCCGCCCCAATGCGGGAGGTGCCCGGCCCGGTGCTGGCCGAAAGCCCAAGAGCCCTCCTGGCGAATCAGCAAACGGCAAAACTCATGGCGCGACTACCGAGCTTGAGCCTCAGGAACGTGGCGGTGCGCTCAAACGGTCAAAGACCGAGCCGGTCGAGATATCTGAGAGGGACATGCTCCAGTTACTGCAGGACATCGCATTGGGACGTGTCGATGCAAGCACTACCCAGGTGCGGGCAGCGATCGCGGCGGTGCAATACACACATGCGAAAAAAGGCGAGGTCAGCAAGAAAGATGAGGCTGGGGCGCGTGCGCGTGCTGCGGCCAGTAGTGGTAAAAATGCAGTTCGCCAAGGGCCCCGCCTAGCGGTTTCGAATAAATGATGGAATGGACAACAGCATGTCCCGATTGGGAGCGTCGCATCGTTGCGCGCGAATCGCTAATCGTCTGCCCTCCGCTGTTCCCCGAGGTGGCCGAAGACGCTTGGAGTCGGTGCAGTGATTTCCGGTTGGTAGATGTGATCGGGCAGCCTCTACTCGGGGATGCGTCGCTGCCATGGTTGCGTGACCTGGTGATGACGGTATTTGGGGCCGAGAACCCGGAAGACGGCCGCCGACTGATCAATGAATATTTTCTAATGGTCAGTAAGAAGAACGCAAAAAGCACGATTGCCGCCGGCATCATGCTCACTGCACTGCTGATGAACTGGCGCCAGTCCGCGGAATTACTACTCCTCAGTCCAACCAAGGAAATTGCGGACAACAGTTTCAAGCCGATTCAGGATTTCATCAACGCCAGCGATGAACTTTCGGGGATGCTCAAGGTGCAGCCATATTGGCGAATGATCACCCATTTGGAAACTGGCGCCACGTTGAAGGTGGTAGCTGCTGACAGCGACACCGTCAGCGGCAAAAAAGCCAGCTTCGTGTTTGTGGATGAACTGCACGAATTCGGAAAACAGGCCAAGGCCTCAAATATGCTGTTGGAAGCCACAGGCGGTCTTGCCTCGCGCCCCGAGGGCTTCGTGATCTACGCGACCACTCAGTCGGCGGAGCCGCCAGCAGGCGTGTTCAAATCGAAGCTGGATTACGCTCGCAAAGTGCGCGACGGCGTGGTGGTGGACCGGAAATTTCTACCGCTGATATACGAATTCCCGCGCACGATGATCGAGAGCGGTGCGTACCGGAACCTGGAGAACGCTTACATCACGAATCCGAACTGGGGGGCATCGGTTGATATCGAGCGAATCACTCAACTGCACGCCCAGGCCAAAGAGGGGGGCGAGCAGGAATTCAAGGGGTTCCTGGCCAAGCACCTGAATGTGGAAATCGGACTCAACCTGCGATCTGATCGCTGGGCCGGTGCCGATTTCTGGGAAGCTGCCGCGATTCCTGTCTTTACTCTGGAAGAACTGATCGAGCGCTGCGACGTGGCAACAGTGGGAATTGACGGTGGCGGACTTGACGATCTGCTTGGCCTGACTGTAACCGGGCGCGAGCGCGGAACGGGGCGCCTGATGGCCTGGTTCCATGCTTGGGCTCACGAGATCGCGCTCGAGCGCCGGAAGGAAATTGCGCCGGCGCTGCTCGACTTTGCAAATCAGGGTGACCTGACGATAGTAAGGATGCCAGGCGACGATGTCATACAGGTGGCCGACTACGTATGCCAGCTAAACGACGCTGGCCTTTTGCCGGAGAAGATGGCCATCGGCGTGGATGCCGCCGGGATCATCGACATCGTAACGGAGTTGGTGAGCTCGGATCGCGGCATTACGATGGAGCAGATTATCTCGATCCGCCAAGGCTATTCGCTGAACGGCGCCATCAAGTCGACCGAGCGTCAGGTGGCAGCGAAGACGCTGGTGCACTCCGGTCGGCCGATTATGAATTGGTGCGTCGGTAATGCGCGCATTGAGGATAAAGGCAATGCCATCCTTGTGACCAAAGCCGCATCGGGCAAGGCCAAGATCGACCCGCTGATGGCACTTTTCAACGCAGTCTCGCTGATGGCACTGAACCCTGTGGGCAAGGGGAATTCGGTGTACGAATCGCGCGGCATAAGGACCGTATAACCTATGAGCTTTTTAGATTTCTTCCGGCCAGCAGCAGCGCCGGAGGCACAGTCACGCCCGGCCGATCACGAAGTCGAACCGGCGCCGGTCGCGGCAGCGCCGGCTGCGCCGAAAGTCCAGGCATCGACTGGCCAGCTGTTTGCCGGCCTGGATGACCCCGACCTGCTGGCCTTCATGCGCACAGGTGGCGAAACCGCCTCGGGCGCTTACGTCAACGCGTCGAAGGCGCTGCAAAACATGGCCCTGCTGCGCTGCGTCACGCTGATCTCGGAATCGATCGGCATGCTGCCGCTCAACCTGGTCGAGCGCGGCGACGAAAAACGCTATGCCACCGAGCATCCGCTATACGACATTTTGAAGGCCAAACCGAACGGCTGGCAGACCACCTACGAATTCAAGGCGCTGATGCAGATGCGCGTCATGATGCATGGCAACGCCTATGCGCGCGTGATCTGGTCGCGCGGTCAGGTGCTGCGACTGATCCCAATGTGCCCGAAGCGGGTGACGGCGGAGCTGGACGACAGCTGGAACATGGTCTACAAGTTCACCCGCAAGGATGGACACCAGATCCCGCTGCCAGCGGAAGAAGTATTCCACCTGCGCGACCTGTCGGAAGACGGCGTGACGGGCCTGTCGCGTGTACGCTTGGCCCATGAAGCTCTCGGCATCGCGCAGCAGGCCGAGAAGGCCGCCGCGCGCCTGTTCAAGAACGGCGTCATGGCCGGCGGCGCGCTGTCAGCGCCCAACGCGCTCACTGACAAGGCCTTCGGGCGCTTGCAGGATTCGATCACCGACAAGACCGGCGCGGAAAACGCTGGCAAGTGGATGATCCTCGAAGAGGGCTTGAAGGCTGAACAATGGGCCAATACGGCCGCCGATGCTCAGCACATCGAAAACCGGAATCACCAGATCGAAGAAATTGCCCGCGCCATGGGCGTGCCGCGCCCGCTGCTGATGATGGACGATACGTCCTGGGGCAGCGGTATCGAGCAGCTGGCCATCCTGTTTATCCAGTTCTCGCTGCAGCACTGGTTCACCATCTGGGAGCAGGGCATCGAGCGCACGCTGCTGTCGAAGGACGACAACAAGAAGCTGCGCGCCAAGTTCAACGAGCGCGCGCTGCTGCGCGGCACCCTGAAGGACCAGGCCGAATTCTTTACCAAGGCGCTGGGCTCCGGTGGCCACGCGCCATGGATGACGCAAAACGAAGTGCGCGAGCTGCAAGACCTGGCGCGATCCACCGACAAGGGCGCCGATGAGCTGCGTGCGCCCGCCAATCAAGGAAAGAAAGCCAATGAGCCTGTTGCAACTACCTAAGATCAATGCCGCGCAAGGTCTGAGCGCCATCCAGTTCGACATGCGCCCTGATGCGCTGGAACGCTGGGAGCCGGGCATTCGTGCCGCTGCTGACGACAACGGCACCAGCATTTCGATCTATGACCGCATCGGCGAGTCGTATGACGGCGAGGGCGTGACCGCCAAGCGCATTTCGGCCGCACTGCGCAATATCGGCGCGCGCGACGTGACGGTGAACGTCAATTCGCCTGGCGGCGACTTCTTCCAGGGCGTGGCCATCTATAACCTGCTGCGCGAGCACAAGGCCAAGGTGACCGTCAAGGTGATGGGCATCGCCGCCTCGGCCGCCTCCGTGATCGCCATGGCCGGTGACGAGATCCTGATGGGCGACGGCGCCTTCCTGATGATCCATAACGCATGGGCAATGGCGATCGGCAACCGCCACGACATGATCAAGGCATCCGAGCAGCTGGCGCCGTTCGATGCGGCCATGGCCTCGGTTTACGCCGCCCGTTCCGGGCTGAGCGCGGCCGAAGCGGCCTCCATGATGGACAAGGAAAGCTGGCTGGGCGCAGCCCAAGCCGTCGAGCAAGGCTTTGCCAGCGGAATCCTGGCGCGCGAGCAGATGGGCCACGATCCCGAGGCCAGCGCCGACACGAAATATCTTGCGATGGTGGAAGCGGCCATGGCCCGGGCGGGGCATTCCCGCTCGGTGCGCCGCGAAGCCATCAAGTCCCTGTTTTCTGGCATGCCGGGCGCTGCTGGAAAAATCGCCACGCCGAGCGCTGGCACCAAAGAAGTAGCAGCGTCACTGCAAACCCTGATCAACAATCTGAAAGGCACAAAATGAAAAAAGTAATGATGACCAGCATCGCCACGGCCATGATCGCCAGCGCGCTGGCGGCGCACGCCTGCCAAGGTGGCCAACCCATCCCGCGTGGCATCGTCATCGTGCGCGCCGACGGCGACGTCAATACGCTGATCACCGACCTGAACAAGGCATTTCACGCGTTCAAGGAAGAGCATACCCAGCAACTGGCAGACATCAAAAAGGGCAATGCTGATGCCTTGCAGGCGCTGAAGGTCGACAACATCAATGCGGATATTGCCCAGCTGCAAGCGTCGGTTGATGCGGCCAATGAGCGCATGGTTGCGGCAGCCATGAATGGCGGCGCAAATCAGTTGAAGGACAAGGAATACACTGAAGCCTTCAGCGCTCACTTCAAGAAAGGCGAAGTGCAGGCATCGCTGAACAAAGGCACGGCCAGCGAAGGCGGCTATCTGGCGCCGGTCGAATGGGATCGCACCATCACCGACCGCCTGCTGGTAGTGTCGCCGATGCGCGCCCTGTGCTTCATCCAGGACATCAGCACCAATGGTTTCAGCAAGCTGTTCAACAACCGCGGCACGAATTCTGGTTGGGTGGGCGAAACGGCGTCACGTCCTGAAACCAACGGACCGACGCTGGGCAGCCTGGCCTACAACACGGGCGAGCTGTACGCGAACCCGGCCGCTACACAGCAGATGCTGGATGATTCCGCTGTGAACCTGGAAGCATGGCTGGCGTCGGAAGTCGAAACCGAGTTTTCGATCCAGGAAGGTGTTGCCTTCCTGACCGGCAATGGCACCAACAAACCGAACGGCTTGCTGACCTACATCACCGGCGGCGCCAACGCGGCGGCCCACCCCTGGGGTGACATCAAGACCGTCAAGAGCGGTGCGGCGTCGACGCTGACCGCCGACGGCCTGATCGACCTAGTGTATGCCTTGCCGGGCGAGTATACGGCCAATGCACGTGCGGCGATGAACCGCAACACGCAGGCTGCCATCCGCAAATTGAAAGACGGCCAGGGCAATTACCTGTGGCAGCCGTCTTTCGAAGCGGGCGCCCCCGCGACTGTGTTGGGTTATGGCATTGCCGAGATGGCGGGCATGCCCGACGTCGCCGCCAACTCCAAACCGATCGTGTTTGGCGACTTCAAGCGCGGCTACATGATCGTCGACCGCACCGGCGTACGCGTGCTGCGCGACCCGTTTACCAACAAGCCGTACGTGCACTTCTACACCACCAAGCGCGTCGGCGGCGGCCTGATGAACCCCGACGTGCTCAAGGCCTTGACGGTCGCAGCCTAAACCACCAGCACCGGGTCTACCAGCCCCGGTGCGACCTTTGAAAGGAATCACCATGATTTTCAGCAAAGAGTTCCGTGGCGTGCGCGACGGCGAAATCTATCCCGAAACGTTCCAGCCGGGCGAGGAATGCCCGCCCGAGCTGGTCGATGCGGCGCTGAGCCTGGAAGTGCTCGAAGTGCCTGAACCGGTCGAGTCGAAGAAAAAGGAAAAGTAATCCATGTTCTTGACACCTGAACTGGCCAAGGGCTACCAGCGCATCGTAGGCAACGATGAGGACGCTGTGATCGACCTGATCCTTTCGGCCGCTGAGCGCGCCGCGCTGGTCTACCTGAACCGCCAGGTGTTCGCCGACATTGCCGCCATGGATGCGGCCATCGTGGCCGGTACCGCCGGCGAGTTTCCGATGGTAATCGAGGATGATATCAAGCTCGGCATGTTGAAAATCTTCGGCGACATGTACGAGAACCGCGAGGACAGCGTGCTGGCCGTGTCAGTGGCGCGGTTGCCGCTGAGCTCTAAAGAGCTGCTGCGCCCGCACCGCATCGGGAATGGCGTCTGATGCGCGCCGGCCAACTGGATCGGCGCGTCACCATCGAGCGCCCGGGCATGATCGAAGGCGAATATGGACCGCAGCCTGGCGGCTGGGCGCCGTTCGCCGCGCGCGTTCCGGCCCAGGTGCAGGATGCCTTGCCCAGCAAGTCGGAAACGGTTCAAGACGGTCTAGCTGTGGCCACGCGCCCGGCGCGCCTGCGCATGCGCTACTTGCGTGGCATCACCTCCGACATGCGCATCACGCTGCATGGCGACACCGATGTGGTTTTCCAGATCGTTGGTGGCCCGGCCGAGATCGGCCGCCGGAAATGGCTGGAAATGACCATCGAGCAGTATTCAACCCAGGGGCAATAATGGCAGACGACCGCAACATCACCGGCGGCAAGGCGCTGGACGACTTCCTCAAGTCCCTGCCGGCCAAGATCGAGCGCAACATCATGCGCTCGGCCCTGCGCCAGGGCGCCAACGTGTTCAAGGCGGAGGTACGTGAAAACATCCCGGTCGACAGTGGTGAGCTGCGCCGCAGCGTGCGCGTGGTCACGAAGGCAAAGAGCGGCCGCGTGACAGCATCCGTGCGCGTTGGCAACAAGCGCGCCTGGTATGGCCACATGGTCGAGTTCGGCACCAAGCCGCACAAGATCGTGCCGAAAAAGAAGGGCGCCCTGGTCATTGGCCAGACCCGCGCCATGGTGGTGGACCACCCTGGCGCCAAGGCGCACCCCTTCATTCGCCCGGCGTTCGACACCAAGCCGGACGCCGCCATCGCCGCCGTGGGCGCGCAGATCCGCAAGCGCCTGACCGCCGAGGGCATCAACGTGCCTGCGGCTGAAACCGATTAGGACCACCATGAAAATCAAGATGCTCAAGACCGTGCCTGGCTCGACCGACGGCGTGACCGTGATCGAACTGCAGGCCGGCGCTGAATACACCATGACCGACGCCGCCCGCGGGCGGCGCCGCGCCGCCGCCTATTTCCGCCGCAGCGAGGCCGTCGAAGTAGTAGCCGGCACTGCCGAGGTAGTGCCGGCCCAGGCGGTCGCTGGCAAGGCGCGCAGCAAGAAATGAGCGCCATCAAAGTCATCCGCGCGCTGCTGATCGCGCATGCGCCGATTCTGGCCCTGGTGCCGGCGGCGCGGATCGTGGCCGGTACTGTGCCGCAGGGCACGCCGCTGCCAGCCATTGGCCTGACGGAGATCAGCCGGGTTGAACTGCCCACCGTATCGCTGGGCCAGCGCGCCGTGCTGGTCACCGCGCGCATCCAGGTCACGGTGCACGCCAGCGCCTATCCAGAACAGAAGGCTGTGCTGCAGGCGGCCAAGCTGGGCCCTGGCACGCACACCGGCACCGTGGCCGGGATTGAGGTGCGCAGTGTGATGCGCGACATCGTCGGCCCGGATATGACCGACGACGATGCTGGCGTCTATCAGCAGTCTCGCGACTTCAAAGTTGTCTACGTCGAAGCGAATTAAGCGAATTAGCAGTTTCCAAGGTTTTCCAGCCCGCCCGTACCGCAATCCTGCGTGCGGGCTTTTTTAATGAAAGGTATCAAAATGGCATTCGAAAATGATTTCGAGACAGTTGCGGGCACCAAGCTGTACGTCTGCGCGGCCCGCCCCGCTGCTGATACGGTGGCGGCTTATGCGGCCCTCACCTGGATCGAGGTGGGCGACATCACCAACGTGGGCGGCGTAAAGGGGCGCGAGTACAGCGCCTCGACGCTGTCGACCGTCAGCAACGCGCACGACCGCGAAAAGAAAGGCAGCTACAAGCTGCCAAATGCAGAAATGGAATGCGCCTGGGTCGAAGACGACGCCGGCCAGATCCTGATCGAAGCGGCGGCCAACGACTACACCATTCCGGCGTTCAAGGTCGTCAAACAGGGTGGCGGCATTCGCTACTTCACCGCCCAGGTGATGAAGTTTGTCGAAAACCTGGGCGGCAGCAACGACACCGTCAAGGGCGCTTTCACTCTGCTGCGCCAGAGCGACACCCTCACCGCGTAAGCGGAAACCATCACGGCCACAGGCCACCCCAGCACCGACCTGGTCCGCTTCGCCCCTCGAGGGGGCGGGCGGGCCTGGCACGGGCATTTACCTACCCTCGAAGAAAGAAACCACCATGTCGATCAAAAAATATGCAGTCGCAACCATCTCCGTCGTCCACCTGAAAGACGGCAGCGACGAACTGATGTATGCCGATGGCGTCGACGGCAAGCCGGACCTGAACCGTCCGATGCGCGTCACCCTGTTCGGCCCGGGCTCGAAGCAATTCGCCAAGGCCAGCGCCGCCAACACCAATGCGCTGATGGCGCGCATGAGGAAAAAGGGCAAGGACAACCAGACCGCCGAAGAGCGCACCCAGGAGGCGGCCGACACGCTGGCAGCTTGCACGGCCTCCTTCGAAAACATCGAACTCGACGGACTGTCCGGCGAAGCGCTGTACAAGGCCGTGTATTCCGACCTGGAACTGGGCTTCGTCAACTCGCAGCTCAACGCCCACCTGAATGACTGGGCAAATTTTACGAAGCCGTCGGCGAACAGCTAAGCCTGTTCGTCCGGCAAAGCGCTTGGCTCGGCGCCGTGCCGGAACCTACGGCCGGCGCGCGCGCCGAGAGCGCCAAGCTGTCGCGCCGCGAGCGTATCGAGCGTGATGGCGGCGAAATCGAAATGCCGCCCGTCGATCAGGGCGAATACCTGATTGGCTACCTGTATGAGCTGGGCCCGACCGTGGCGGCCGGCATGGGCGCCGGCCCGGTGACCTTTGCCGAGCTGGTCGCCTGGCAGGCCGCGCGCGGTTTCGAGATCGAACCGTGGGAGGCGCGGCTACTGCGCCGCTTGTCCGTCGACTACCTGGCCGAATCGCACCGCGCCACGCAGTGCGACTGCCAGCCGCCTTGGGGTGGATCGGCTGCCGTGCGCGTCAGCCACGACCGCGCAGCAGCATGCGCCCTTGAGTTGTTTCTTGCATAGACCGTCCATGTGGCGGTCTTTTTTTTCGTCTGCTGCCCTTGAGGCGGCTTTTGTATTGGATACGCGATGGTCGTCGGTGATCTTGAAATTCGCTTGAGGGCGGATATTGCCCGGTTGCAGGCTGATATGACGCAGGCGCGCCGTACTGTCACGGAAACCCAGGACAGGATCAACGCGGCCGCCAATGCCATGAAAACGGCGCTGGCAGGCATCGGTATCGGTGCGGGCCTGGCCGAAATCATCAAGATGGCTGATGAATACGCCAAATTCACAGCACAGCTGCGCCTGGCATCGACGTCGGTCGCAGACTATGCCGCGTCCTACGACGCCGTCAAACGCATTGCGAAAACCTCTCAGCAGGATCTGGCCAGCACAGGGGTGCTGTACGCCCGAATTGCCAACGGCACGCGCGAGCTCGGGACAACGCAAAAGCAAGTGGCCGCCATTACCGAGACCGTCAACTTGGCGCTGCGCGTGAGCGGCGCAACGGCGACTGAGTCGGCATCGGCCCAGCTGCAGTTGTCGCAGGCATTCGCCTCCGGCACGCTGCGCGGCGAGGAATTCAATGCGGTGAACGAGGCGGCGCCGCGCCTGATGAAGGCGCTGGCCGATGGCATGGGCTTGCCGGTTGGGGCGCTCAAGGCGATGGCAGGCGAGGGGCTGATCACTTCCAACATCATGGCCACGGTGCTGCCGAAGGCGCTGGAATCGTTGCGCGAGGAAAGCAAGAATATCCAGACGATCTCTGGTGCTTTCACGGTGCTTAAGAATGAAATGCTGGAGTTTTTCGGCATGCAGGCGCAGGCGAACGGAACTGTGGCGCTTATCACTGGTGCTATTCGGCTGCTGTCTGAAAATCTGACGTCGCTTGTCATTATCCTTAAAACGTTGATGGCCTATCAAATCGGCACGTGGCTGGCCGGATGGACAGTCAAGACATACGGGCAGGTAACGGCGCATCTTGCACTGAAGGCAGCGACCCTCGCGACGATGCAGTCAGAGGTGCTGCGTGCTGATGCGCAAGTGGCGCAACTTGCCGTCACGCAATTGGCGATCGTAGAGGCTCGGGGTGAAATGATGGCACGCCTAGCCCAGGCCAACGCGAATGTCCAGGCAGCGCGATCCGCCATTGCCGCAGCGTCTGCCGCGGGCGCTCAAAGCTACGCGCTTATGGTACTCAGGACCGCAACTGCAGAGTTAGCTGTAGCTGAGGCGGCTCGTGTCGCCATGCTCGCGGAATTGGCGATTTTAGGTCAGCAGCAGGCGAGAATCAGTGCTCAAATTGCTGCAGCTGATGTAGCGCAGACTGCGGCAAAAACGGGTCTTGCTGCGGCAACCGGCATCCTGTCGCGCGCAATGGGCGCGCTGCGCGCTGCCACCGCATTCCTCGGCGGACCTATTGGCGCGATCATTCTTTTGCTTGGCGCCGCTGCTTTGGCGTGGGAGCTTTTCGGAAAAAAGGCCAAAGAAGCCAACGAACAAGCGGCAGAATCTTTTGAAGAGTCGCATGCCAGGATCATCAAAGCCCTGGATGCCCAAATCGACAAGCAGGAAAACCTGCTGCAGCTGAAAAACTTGGGCCTGACGAATCAGCAGGCCGAGAAGGAGCTGCCGATTATCAAGCAACTGGAGGCGGCCTCCAAGCGAATGGGGGAATTGAACGCCCGCACCGGCGACTTCGCCAGCATCAGCAATGACGATGCTCTGTTCAAGCGTATCGAACTGACCAAGCAAATTAATGAACTGCTGGAAAAGCAAGCGAAAGCCACCAAAGGTGCCGCCGATGTTGCGAAGGTCACTGGAAACGAGGCCTATAACGAGTGGAAAAAGATCTACGCCACCCGAGAGGAGCAGCGCGCCGCCGAGATCGCGGACCTGAAATCGCGCAACATGAATGCTGCGCAGTACGCTGAGATGCTGGGGCGCATTAATTTGAAGTATGCCGACAAGAGTGGCGCGGCCGGACTGAAAAAGGAGGAGCAGGCCTATGTGACCCTGATCGCCAGCATTCGCGAGAAGATCGAGGCCGGGCGCTTGGAGAATGCCACCGACGTCGATGCGACCGAGAGCCAGAAGCTGCGCATCAAGCTGGAAGAGGAAATCAAGACAGGCAAGCTGAAACTGGCCGACGCGCACCTGGTTGTGGCGCGCGCGGCGTTGGACGAGCTGGCAGCTGAGGAAAAGATCGCCAAGGCCCGTGCCACGGAAAAGGACGTATCCGCGCGCATTCAGGAAAGCACGCTGGCGCGCCAGGACTCCGCGGCGGCGTTGGCGGCGGAATACCAAATGATGGGCAAGTCCAGCGATGCTCGCGAACTGGCCATGGTGGCAGTGCGCGAGCAAACAGCGCTGGAGAAATTCCTGCTGCAGGAGAAGTTGGCCGGAAAGGTCGTCACCGACGAGGAGATCAAGCGCCTGACGGACGAAGCGGCTGCGCGCGTGCGCGTCGAGCAGGCCACGCTGGCGCAGACCAAGGCGCTGGGCTATGCCGCCCAGCTGGCCGACGAGAACCGCCGCTTCGCCGCTGAATCGTTGTTCAACGAAAAGGACCGTGCTGCCGCGCTGCTGAAAATTGACGCCGCCATGTGGCAGGAGCGCATTGCCCTGGCTGGCGCCGGCACGGACGCACAGAAACGCCTGCAGGAAGAATATACGACCTGGTACAGCAACCAGCTGGCCAAGCCCGAGATCGAAGCCAACCGCAAGATGTGGGAATCGATCGATACGACTGCACACGATACGTTCGTGTCCATCTTCGATTCGGGCAAGTCGGCTTTCGACCGCCTGCGCGACACCCTGAAAAACGGCCTGCTGGATCTGCTGTACCAGATGACGATCAAGAAATGGATCCTGAACATTGGCGCGTCGGTGTCCGGGGCAGGTGCCGCTGGCCTCGCATCCGCCGAGGGCTTGGGCCTGAGCGGTGGCGCGGCTGGCGGAGGTATGGGTGGTATTTCCAGCCTGGCGCAGAGCGCGAAAACGGCCTACACCATTGCCACACAGGGGTTTTCCGGCGTGGCCGCTGGCATCGGCGGCAGTATCGCCACCCTGGGCAATCTCTTCGGCTCATCTGCCGTGTCGGCTTTCGGAACAGGCATGGGCCTGACGGGCGCGCAGGCTGCCACGGCATCTGCCGCATACGGCTCGGCCGGCATGGCTGGCACGGGTTCGGCCCTGACGGCCGGCGCCGCCGCTGCGCCCATCGTAGCTGCGGCTGCAGGTATTGCGGCTGGCGTGCTGGGTGGACGTGCAATTTCGGGTCAGTACGGTAGCAATGCAACGGTGAATGTCGGCACCGGCATCGGAACCGTGGCAGGCGCGATCTTCGGCGGCCCGTTTGGTGCTGCTATCGGTGGCGCTATCGGCGGGGCTATCGGTGGGATTGCAAACCGTGCCTTCGGCATGGGCGACAAGAAATACGGGGAAACGGGCATTACGGGGACGCTATCTGGCTCCGGATTCACAGGTGAGGAATACGCCAAGTGGACGCAGAAAGGGGGCTGGTTTCGCAGCGACAAGAAAGATACGGACCGCAAAGCCGTCGATGCTACGACGTCCAATGCGTTCGTGGAAACATACGCTGCCATCCGCAATGTCTCAGCCACGCTGGCCAATACGCTCGGCGTTGACACGGCCAGCCTGGCCACGCGCGCCCAGGCGCTGAATATCAACCTGACTGGCCTCACCACAGAAGCGGACAGGTTGGGCGCCGTCACCAAGTTTTTTGAGGGTGTGGGCAATGCGATTGCGCTGGAACTGGTCCCGAGTCTCGGTCAGTTCAAGGTCGGCAACGAAGACCTGAGCACGACCCTGCAGCGCGTGGCCGGTGATTACGCTGGCGTCGACGCGGCGCTGCAGCTGATCGGCCGTACGTCCCAAGACGCCTTTGGAGCCGTGGGCGTGGCCACCATTGGCGCGCGCGAGAACCTGATCAAGTTGGCAGGCAGCCTGGACTCGCTCACCAGCGGGACCAGCTTCTTTGCTGAAAACTTCCTGACGGAAGCGGAGCAGATGGCGCCCGTGCTGTCGACCGTGGCCGATACGCTGAGCAAGCTGGGTCTGTCCGGCGTCAAATCGGTGGAGCAGTACAAGGACGTGGTGCTTGGCCTGGACTTGGCCAGCACGGGCGGGCAGGAAATGTATATCAAGCTCCTCGCCTTGGCCCCTGCATTCAAGGCAGCAGCCGACCACACCAACCAGCTGGCCGCTGCGACCGGCAACTATGCGGCCGTGGTCAAGACCGCCAGCGAGATCGCCAGCGAGCGCATGGAGCTGCAAAAGCAGCTGAACGAATTGACGAAAAGCGAAACGGAACTGCTGGCCATCCAGCGCTCCAGCATCGCCGCCGTCAACCGCGCGCTGTTCGACCAGGTGCAGGCGGCCAAAGCCGTGGTATCGGCCAAGGATGCGCTGGGCAAGGCCTATGACCGAGAGGCGGCAGCTGCTCAAACGGCGCTGGACAAGTCGAAGTCGTGGGTGACCACGCTCAACGGCCTGAACGCCAGCATGGCCCTGGGCAACCAGTCCATCCTGACGCCGGAGCAGAAGTATGCCGAGGCCCGGGCCCAGTTCGAGAAGACCCTGGCGGCGGCCAATGCCGGCGACACGACGGCGCAGTCCGGGCTGTCTGCCGCCGAACAGGCTTTCCTGACGGCTTCGCAGGTGGTCAACGCCTCGGACGCCCGCTATGCGGCAGATTACGCCCGCGTGCTGGCGGCCAACAACGAGGCACTGAAATGGGCCTCGGTGCAGGTCGACGTGCAGCAGGCCAGCCTGGATGCCCTCAAGGCCCAGGTGTCGGGTCTGGTCACCATCAACGACAGCGTGCTGACGGTGGCGCAAGCCATCGCCAACCTGCATGCGGCGATGGGCACGGCCACGGGGCTGGGCGTGAAGTTCGACGGCTCGCATGCCGGCGGCCTGTCCAACGTGCCGTTTGACGGTTACGCAGCCGAGCTGCACCGCGGTGAAGTGGTGATGGATGCGCCAGCTGCCTCTGTAATGCGCCGTTACTTCGGCGGCGCGCCAAGTCAGGGTGGCGGCAACACGGATGCGCTGGTGGCGGAAATCAAGGGCCTGCGGGAAGAGGTCAAGGGTTTGCGCGCGGAGCAGAAGGATCAGACCGGCGCGGCGATCAGGGCCACCGTCGAATCGAACGACAAGGCAGCCAAGACGGTTGTGGCCGGTGTCGATAAATCCGCCAAGGCATCCGCCTGGGCGAAACAAGTGGAGTACTCGCAATGACAGACGCGCAGTTTCTGGCATGGCTGCAAAGCCCGTCGGCCATCCGTATGGTGCTGATCGAGGTGCAGGTGAATGTGGGCGGCGTCGAAGTGACGCGGTTTATTTCCTCCTGGCCGTATGTCACCGGCCCGGCCGACGTCCCGCCCAACATCGAGTACTTGCCGCTGGCCACTGGCGGGCTGGCCTTCACCGAGCAGGTCAGCCTGACCGGCGAGGCTGGCCTGTCGGGCGGTGATGTTGAACTGGACAACGGAGATGGCGCGCTCGATGGCTGGCTCGCCGACGTCTGGCGCAACCGCCCCATCAAGGCCTGGTCCGGCGATCCGGCCTGGCCACGCAGCGACTTCCGGCTGATCTTTGACGGCATCGTCGCCGATATCGGCAGTTCGGCGCGCGAATCGATCAACCTGTCGTTGCGCGACAAGCTGCAGCGGCTGGACACGCCGATTGCCGAGGCGAAGCTGGGCGGCACCTCGCCCAACAAGGACGCCACCTTGCCGATCCCGTTCGGCGAATGCCACAACGTCACGCCATTGCTGACCAACCCGGTCACGCTGGAGTATGGCTTCCTGGGCGCGGTGGAGTCGAGTTTCGAGGTGCGCACCAACGGCAAGCCGATTGCCGTGGCCCTGAATGACCAGGCCGGGCGTTTCAACCTGACCACTCCGCCGTACTCGATGGCGATCACGGTCAGCGTGCAGGGCGACAAGGGCGACGGGTATGCACCGCGCATCGCCCCGCTGGTGCGGCGCATCGCCACCGCCTACGGCAAGGCATCGGATCGCTTCACCCTGGCCGATCTCGATCTGGCCAATCTGGCCGCCTTCGATGCCGCCCACCCGCAGTTGGTGGGCCTGTACGTTGCGGACCGGACGAACCAGGCGCAGGCTATCCAGCAGCTGGCGGCCAGCGTGGGCGCCCAGGCGATCATGTCGCGCACGGGCCAGCTGCGCCTGGTGCAGATCGCGCTGCCGGCCGCCGGCGTGCCGGTGGAAATCGGCCCCGAACACATGCGGCTCGATTCCCTGCGTCCGGTGCAGCGCTTGCCCGTGGTGGCGGCCGTCAAGATCGGTTTTGACAAAAACTGGACGGTGCAGACGAACCTGACCACCAGCATCCCGCCGGCGCATGCCGACCTGTATGCCACGGAGTGGTTGACCGAAACGGCGGTCGACGAGGCGGTGCGCGCGCGCTACCGCCTGACGGACGACCCGCCGCAGATCGACACCTGCCTCAAGACCAACGCAGACGCGCAGGCGGAAGCTGCGCGGCGCCTGGCCCTGAACAAGGTGCAACGCACGATTTACGAATTTGACGGAGAACCTGAGATGATGATGCTGGAACTGGGGCAGCCCGTGGTGCTGCGCGATGACCGCTTCGGCCTGCAGGACGGCGTGCCTGGTGTGGTGGTGCTGCTGTCGCACCAATGGCTGGCCGGGCGCGTGACGGTAGGGGTGCTGGTATGACGGCCATCGGCGGTGCGCGCGATACGCTGCTGCAGGCGACGGCGGAGCGCTTCAGCACGACGGCCGACGGCAAGGCGATCTTGCTGGCTGGCAGCACGCCTGTGTTTCGTGTGAACAGCGCCGGCGCCGGCGCGCCCGGCTCGATTGCGATTACCGCCAAGCCGGTGAACGTGGTGGGTGATATCGTGTTTTCGGTGTCTGCCGGCACGCAGCTGACCGTCAACGGCAACGTGGCCACGGTCGATTTTGCCAACATGACCAACGATACGGCCCTGGTGCAGGCACGCATCCGCGAATTCGGCGTCGACTACATCGCCAATTACATGATTAGCAAGGTCTTCGACGGCATCAATGGCGACACCGGCCTGGCAGGGCTGAATACGGGTCAGGCCTTCGCCTACAAGCGCGCGGCGGCGCTGCCGGTCGATACGCCGGGCGACGTGATCTTTACCTTTGCCACGGCCTCCATCACCACGCCGGCCGGCAACGACCTGGCCAATGGCTGGTCGAAGAATATCCCGGCTGGCTCGGCGCCGCTGTACGTGCGCGTGGCCGCCGCCAGCTCGCGCAATGCCACGGACAATATTGTCGCAAACGAGTGGTCGTCGGCCGTGCAGCTGGCCAGGGACGGCGCCACCGGTGCTGATGGCATGAACACGGCACAGGCCTTCGCTTATAAGCGGGCGGCATCCGCGCCCGGCGACTCGCCCGGCGATGTGGTCTACACGTTCTCCAGTGCAGCCATCACCACGCCGGTCGGCAACGATCTGGCCAATGGCTGGACCAAGACCATCCCGGCCGGCACGGCACCGCTGTACGTGCGCGTAGCAGCGGCCAGTTCGCGCAGCGCCACGGATGGCATTGCCGCCAACGAATGGACGGCTGCCGTGCTGCTGGCCCAGGATGGCACGCCTGGCCAGAACGGTGTGAACGTGGCGCCCGTGCGTATTTATCAGCGTGCCGCCGTCAATGTGGCGCCAGCGCTGCCAAGCGCTACTTGCACGCTCACCTTTGCCACGGGCGTACTCACAGGCTTGAATAATGGCTGGTCGACGCAGGTGCCGACGGCGGGCGGCGCCTATTTGTTCACGTCGGGCGCCGCAGCCGCGTCGAAGGCCGCCACCGATGATATCCCTGCCAGTGAATGGGCGGTGGCGACGCGCATGGCGGCTGATGGTGAAAATGGCGTGGATGGCCTGAACGTGGCCCCTGTGCGCATCTACCAGCGCGGCGCGACCAGTATTGCGCCGGAGCTGCCGAGCGCGGCGTGCACGTTCACCTTTGCCACGGGCGCGCTCGCCGGCCTGAACAACGGCTGGGCTACGCAGGTGCCGACGGCGGGCGGCGCCTACCTGTTCACCTCGGGCGCCACGGCCGCCTCGCGCGGTGCCACCGATGACATCCCGGCCAGTGAATGGTCGGCGGCGGCGCGCCTGGCAGCTGATGGTGCCACCGGCCAGCGCGGTACCGTGACGGTCACGGCGCCCGGCTATTCCACCTGGTCGGATGCCTCGGCCGTGTATGAGCTGGGCCATGCAGGCTATGGCGCCCCGATCAACCGCGACGTGGTCACGCTATACGACGCCACGCATGCGATGACGAAGTATTTTGATAATGGCGCATGGCTGGTGCTGGGCACGGTGCTGAATGGCAATTTGCTGGTGGATGGATCGGTGGCGGCCAAAGCGTTGTCAGTGGATAACCTGGCGGCAATCAACGCGAATCTGGGGAATGTGGTCGCTGGCGACCTGTACGGAACGACGCTGCATGGCGGCGCGGGGTATCCAACCAATGCGTATACGTGGCCGAGCAACGACGGCCAGGGCTTTCATTTGAGTTCCGCAGGCTTGTTACTCGGGAACTATTCCCTTGGGAAATATATTGAGATGCGCAGTGATGGCTTTGTGGCTATGCCAGGATTGAAAATAGAAGGTGGACGGGCTACCTTTTCGGGCAACGTCGTCTCAGGTGTTGGAACTGGCTTTCGCGTCGAAATGGGGCCGGATGATCCGGTGTATGCCATGTGGGCAGGTACTGGCGTCAAGAATGACGTCAACGCCATTTTCTATCTGAAACGATCCGGTTCTGGCTATTTCGGCGGCTCCCTGTCTGCGGGTATTTTGAAGACGGCCGTCACTAATCCGTCGTTTGACCCTGCGGCACAACTGGTCGGCGGACCGTTCGGCTCGAACGGCGGCACGATTAACGTGGTGTGCAGCCTTTCCTGGCGCTTCGACAAGGCATCGCGGGGACATACCTATACAGCCGGAAGTGGCAGCAATACGGTGACAATCTGGCTGTATCGCACCATTGGCAGCGGCGCCGAGGCATTGGTGCAAACCGCAACCTTCACCGGCGGGACCAGCATTGTCAATTCGAATGATCCGGATACGTCATCGACATGCGCTCGGACGATCGACGGCTCATTTACCTATACCGACACGGCCGCCAGCACGCAAAATCGCACTTACCGCGCAGTGGTGGCGATCAGCCAGCAGAACATCACCATGACGCCTCGCCCTGGTGGCGGTGGAGAAGATCCCGATGCGTTTTATCAGCGACTGACCCTTATTACAACGGAGTGACATGACCAACCTACGCATCATCTATGACAACGCCGCCGACAGGGCAGTGCTGACGGCATCGAGCCAGGCTGGCGCACTGGGCCCGGCCAACCTGCAGCGCGAACGCAAGTCAGCGGTGCTGCGTGCTACCGGCACCGCGCAAACGATCACCGCCACCTGGCCCACACAAGAGTCCATTGCCTGCGTGGCGCTGATCTTCACAAACATGACCAGAAGCGCGCGCATGCGCGTTCGCTGCTACGCCCAGCCAGGCGACGCCGCGCCGGTGTTCGATACAGGCAGCATCTTCCCATGCCCGGCTGCCGTGCATGGCTCCTATCCCTGGGGCGTGTTGCCGCTGGGCTGGAACGCCTACAAATGGGGAGGCGTGAGTACCTGGGCGCGCGGCGGCGGCGCCGACGGCGTGGCCTGGTTCGCACCAGTGCGTGTGCGCCAACTGGTGATCGAGGTATCTGCCCCGCAAAGCCCGGAAGGCTACCTGGAAATATCGCGCCTGGTGGCGGGCAACTACTGGTCGCCGGAACACAACGCCGAGTATGGCGCGCAGCTGCAACTGCAGGATGCCAGCGAAGACTACCGCACGGGTGCCGGCGACCTCAAGACGCAAATTCGCCCGACCAGCGACAAGCTGAGCATCAACCTGGCGCACCTGACGCCGACCGACCGCGCCCGATTCATGCGCATCCTGCGCGAGAACGGCAAGGATCGGGCCATGCTGTTCAGCCTATTCCCGGAAAACCCGGATCCGCTGCTGGAGCAGGACCACATGCTGTATGGCAAGGCCAGCAATATCGATGCGGTGGCCACGCCGTACTTTGAAACCTATTCTGCACCACTCCAAATCGAAGGAATTTAAATGGCTGATTATTTTTACGATGGCATGCCGAACGTCAATGAGCGGTTGAACCAGCTGTATAGCGCATTTGCAGCCGGGCCGTACAACTCCCTGCCGCTGACGGGCGGTACGCTCACAGGCCCGGTTGTATCATCGTCTACCATAAGCATTGCCTGCACTGAGGCTGCTCCGGGCAGCACAGGGACGGCCCTGTTGAATGGATGGTGGAAAGTGGCAAAACTCGATCCTCAGAAAATTTCGACGGAGGCAACCATTCGGCTGTCAGGCACTAGTCCCTATGTTGCACTGGATGGTTCGTCTAATGCGATGGTGACGACTATCTTGGTGCGCAATGATAACGACGGAAAATTTCGCGGCTCGTTTTATTCCATCGGCGGATTGACGAATAACACTATCGCGGATGTGAAATTTGGCGCTGACGGGACCGTATATGTTTATGTAGGGCAATACTTTGTGCTCGGGTTGTACATGGAATCCACAATGTGGCTCCCGCAACCAATCGAGTTTTTAGGTAGCGGGGTCAATCCTCCGGCTGACGCTATTTCGGCGATTCGCATGTGGGGGCTGAAGCTGGGCACGACAAATGTGATTACAGTAACGCCTTCGATAACTTATTTTGACACGCGAATCATTTCCCATGATATTTCGCCGCTGACTGATAATACCTATGACATCGGGTTAGCTGCTACTGCATATAGAACTATCTACGCGCGCACCGGTACGATCAATACGTCTGATGCCCGGTTGAAATGCGATTTTCGCGATCTGACCTCGGCCGAGATCGCGGCCGCCCGTCACTTGGCTCGCGCCATCGGTGTCTACCGCTGGCGGGATGCTGTCGACTGCAAGGGCGATGCGGCGCGCGAGCATATCGGCCCGACTGTGCAGGCCGCTATCGAGATTATGCTGGCTCATGGCTTGGACCCGTTTAATTACGGCTTTATCTGCCACGACACGTGGGAGCAGCAGGTTATCGAGCATCCCGCAGTTGAGGCGCGGCCTGCCCACGGAGATCATCCCGCCATTGACGCTCATCCCGCGTATACGGAAGTCACGCGAGAAGCCAGCGACCGATACGCGTTCCGCTACGACGAGCTGGCCATGTTTATCGCGGCCGGACACGAGGCGCGGCTGGCCGCGCTGGAATCTGCGTAGTAAATTCAGCGCACCACCACAAACCCGCTTCGGCGGGTTTTTTCATTTCCACCACCTGAGAGGCCTTATGGCACCTGATGCACAAAGCAATACCGTCGCCGGCATTTCCTACGCCGTGCTGATCGGCGGATTTATCGGCTCGGCCGCGTCGCTGAGCTACGCCAAGGAAATGACGAAAAAACAGGCGGTCGCGGCGTTCCTCGTCGGCGGCGCTGTTTCCTGCGCGGCCACACCGCTAGCCATTCACTACCTGGGCGCGCCTGCCGAGCTGGCCGGCGCCATGGCGTTCTTTTGGGGGCTGGGCGCCATGCGCGCCGTGCCTGTATTTTTCGCCCTGATCGACCGCACGCGTAGCGCCAAGCTGCCGATCTTGCCCGATCAACCTGAGACAAAGGAATAATCATGACAATTATTTCAATCATCCAGGCGGCAGTCTGGCTCTACGTCCTGTACCTGTGCGTCGTCATACTGAACAAAATGGATGGCGAAACGGCGATGATCTCCCGCGTCGGGAATGTCGTCCTGGCGTGCGGCTCGGCGTGCGGGATTATGTCGGCTATCTCTGATCGGGAGATTTTCGAGCTGATGATCGCTGCAGGCGTGGCGGTGAATATGACGCTCAACCGTCGAGGTGCAAAATGAATCTGACGAAAAACTTCACCCTGCAGGAACTCACCGCGTCCGACTGGGCCGCGCGCCATGGCGTCGAAAACACGCCGACACCGGCCGTGCTGGCGGAATTGCGGCGTACGGCCGAGCTGCTGCAGCGCATCCGCAATTACCTGACGGCCAGCACCGGCATCGATACGCCGCTGACCAATATCAGCGGCTACCGCTCGATTCCAGTGAATCGGGGCATCGGCAGCAGCGATGGCAGCGACCATGTGCGCGGCTGCGCAGCTGATTTCAAGGCCCTGCGCATGACGCCATACCAGGTATGCCAGGCGCTGCTGCCGAAATTGGACGAGTTCGGCATCGGCCAGATCATCAACGAGCTTACTTGGGTGCATGTCAGCACAAAGATGGTGGCCAAGCCGATCAACCGCATCATCACCATCGACCGCCACGGCACGCGCGCTGGCATCTTGCAGGTGCGGCCATGAGCGCTCTGGGCGCTTTGGCGGCCGGCGCCGTCAGCGGCATCTGGAAGGCAGCTGCCATCATCCTGGCCGCCGCGTTGCTTCTGGTGGCCAGTGCCACTGGCACCGGCTGGTGGCTGACAGCCGGCGACCGTGACGCCGCGCGCGCTGCGTTGGTGCAGGAGCAGGGCATCAGCGCGCAGCTACGCGCGTCGATCAGCGAGCAAAACCGCGCCATCGATGGCATGGCCAAGGCAACCCTGGCGGCGCAGGAGCGTGGCGCGGCGGCGCAGGCGGCCGCCGCTGCCAAGGGAAAGAAGTACGACGTGGCGCTGGCGCAGATCGCAGGCGCGCGCGCTACGACTTGCGACGAGGCGATGCCGGCCGTCAGGCTGCTGCTGGAGGGCTTGCGATGAAACACCGAATGGCGCGACAAATTATTCCAAAAATTATTCTTGCCGCGCTGCTGGCCGGCTGCGGCAGCCTGCCGTCGGCGCCGCAGCTGGTCGAAGTTCCTGTCTTTACGCCATGTTTAAAGGTGCTGCCGCAGCGCCCAGTCTACGAATTCGACAGACTGACGCCGGCGGCCACGGACGGCGAGATCGTCTTGGCGATGGCGCGAGATTGGCCGCGTGGCCGGAAGTCTGAGGGTGAGCTGGAGGCAATTGTCGCCGGATGCACCCAGTCAGTAGCCGATGTCGATCACTGATTGCTTCCTGCCTATTTCGGGCTCTCATCATGCGGGATAAGTGTCTTGATCGCGCCCGTAAGTATCAGCTGATACGCTAGTGCCGATGCCTCGATTCTTGCTGCTCGATCTGTTCGAAAATTGGTTGGGGTCGGAATTTTAATTGCCGCGGAGAACGGCGTTCCAGAAAATGACTGAAGAAGAATTAATCCTCGATGGCCGCCTTGCGGTGTTGGATATGCAGCCAATTGGTAATCATATCCTTCTAGGGAGTACAACTGACTCGGCTCCATGAGCTTCTCCGTAAAATATGTTTGCGCTACCTAGTGCGCAATTCCCTGCTGATTATAGGTTACTTTCTTGTGATTTTCATCATATATTATCCGAGCGCCTTTTTGCGCCGCTTCACGAAAGCCCATTGCCCATATTCGCTCGCCTTGCTGCTGAGCGCATGCGCAAGCCCGCCTTCTGTGCAAGTGCTGGACCTGCCGCCCCGGCCGGTGGCAGTGGCGCCGAAGGAGGCGCTACAGCCGATACCGCCGGCTGACTACTTCCTGACACAGTGGCGCAAGATATTCAAGCCTTGATCCTTCGGACGGAGGAAGTGGCTGCAACGGCCCGGGCTTGCCAAGTGTTCGTAATAGACAATCCTCTGGGCATATGAAGGACGACGGATGCGGCCAGTTGCTGCCTACTGAAAACTGGAAATCTAAGAGGTTGTCTGCAGTGACGCCGTCGAACTCTGCGCATCATCATGGGGGAGAAGTACTCTGATCGCACCAGTGTGTATCAGTTGAAACGCCAACGCTGAGGCTTCAATTCGCGCGGCACGATCTGATTTGAAGGTGGTGGGAGTCGGAATTTTAACGTGAGGAACGAGCGCTTTGCCCGAGATTGCAGTAAATAAAATCATTCCGCGAAAGGTGCCTTCTGCCGTTAGGTACGCATTTAACTGATAATCGTAGCCGTTCAGGTGATTCAGTTTCGCTGTGTCCATAGGCTCTTCGATTGTGTTGTGATGACTACATGCGCCGGGATGAGGTTAGCGGTAATCATATGTCATCGGCTCCCTTTATATTTAACGTAATCTTGATATAAATCAAGCATAGGTAAAATTTCCACCTGCCCTATAGAGAGGGCGCAGACTCCACCGGCCAAGAACTGGTTTTGCCATCCTGTGGCACGAGCGCAATCATCGCGCCAGTTTCTATAAGTTGGCAAGCGAGAGCCGAAGCTTCGATCCTTGCCGCGCGATCCGCCTTAAATACGCTAGGTGTTGGGATTTCAATAATTGGAGAGTATTGGATGCCTGCATGAGCGGTAAGCAGGATCACCCCCTGATACATTCCGTCCGACCTCCTGTAGCTGGCGATGCGATACTCATATTCACCATGTTGCACCGTTTGATTGCTATCCAAGGGTATCTCCATCAAGTTGGCTGATAGGGGTAGATTTGCAGAAACATTTTAGTACCAATTCCGATAGCTGAAAATACTGTTTTGTTATTATAGCTGAGTCGAACTCTTGCAAAAAAACAGTTGATGTAGTGACATGTATGCCCACTACGTCCCGACCTTAAAAAGTAGGTCGGAGAAGGGTTGCGGACAGCATAGCCGCTGCTCGACTTGCCGCCCGAGGCTTGGCCCGGCTACATGGCTCCAATCCTGTGCGCCTCGTACGAAGTCCCTGGTGAGCTGGAAGTCGCCCCCCGCCATGTTCAGCATGGTGCCCCACTGGGCCGAACACAAGCTGGCCTGTCAGACCTACAACGCCCGCACCGAGACGGTGGCCAGCAAGCCATCTTTCCGTAGTGCCTGTAAGCGCAAGCAGTTCTGCACTATCCCTGTCGCCAATTTCTTTGAGTCCACTTATGCAACCGGCAAGCCCGTGCGCTGACGGTGGACCGCTGGCCCTTGCCGGCGCATGCATGTCAGCGGAGCAGGGCGGTCTCTTCCAGTTACAAATTTCGCCTTCTGGTTTTCAATGCCCGAGAATATACTGTGTTTATATACAGTTATTTGGTGTTATTACTATGAAAGTAAGAGTGGTTCTGATGCGGAAGGCTGGCGTGGCCGTCGAGCGGCGCATGCTGTCCGACCGATATACCGTCAAGTATTCCGGCTGCTTGGTTATCATGGACGTAACCGACCAAGGGCTACGGCGTCCTGTGAAGGTGGCGCGACTTACGCAGCCCGGCAGGCCAGGCCCCTACATGGAGCTACTTGATCCGCACATCGTATGGGCGAACGACGGGAAATTCACTTTGGCCGGCTTCGAGCGAACAACGAACGCGGAAGGTCAGGTGGTCGAGTTTGCGCAGTCGTGGCTTTGCGCGGTGGATCTGGCCATGCCAGAGCTGGAAACCGATACCAGGAACGTTCGACCGATGCGGTCATGAGAAATTCTCAAACGCCCCTAACTACAGTCGAGCTGGTGGAAATTCGGCTCCGTAGCGATTCGCGGGACATGCGCGCCGTGCTGCGTGAGATCAGGCGCCTGCGCGCAATCGTATCCAAGGCGGACCAGCTGGAGCGCAGCCTGGGGCCAACTGATGGTGCGGCAGCGATGATCCGTGATGTTTTGCGTGCTGAGCTGGACGAGGAGCCATCCATTGCAGAACTGATGTGGACCGATCTAAACGTGCTATGAAGAGGTGGTAATGAGTAGGATTCGGGCGCCGCTCAGCATCGAGCAACTGAAAGAAATCCAAGGTCGCAACGACTCGGCCGATGTGCGCGTGCTTTTATGGGAGGTTCGGCGCCTGCGTGAGATCGCAGCGGCGGCCGATGAATTGGAGCGCAGCTTGGGGCCGCGCGTCGGCATGTCCGGGCTGATCCGTGCCTCGCTTCGGGTGCGGCTGGACGGCGAGCCTTGCTTTGCCATAATGCAACCACCTGAATGAGCCGACGGCCGATCAGCGTGCCGGGCAAGATCGCCCGGCGGATGCCCGGCCTGACACGCGCTGTTGTTGATCGACCAGCACGATGACCTGGCAGCCGATGGCCGCGCTGCCGTAGTTGAGCTGCAGATTTCGCCCTGATGCTAAGAGCTCGGCATTACTCGCAAGCGCACCTTTCTGCAGGATTCCGAGAACTCTCTTCCCATTCTCGATAGGTTTTCTGCGCTAGTGCCATTGCCCGGTTTCGCTACACTTGGCCGATAGGTTTCTCTCAGCCATGCCTTGCACTCGTCAAAATTGTAGCGTTTAGAGCGGGGCCCAACAGGTGTAAAAGGTAGCCCGGCTCGTTCCAACCTGCGAATGGTCGACTCGCTTACGCCGAGTGCGGCACAGATCTGCTGACGGTTCATTTCGGTTGCTAGCACCCCTTATCCCTCCAAGGTTATTTCCATTCTTCAATCCATTGTGACACTGCAGGAATATTTATCCAGAGCCGGCCATCCACCAGCTTGCATTCCCTTCCGTTGAGCCATTTTCCAGCCTTACGTCGCGCCTGGACGGCGTCGACGGTATCGCCGGAAATTTCCGCATACCGTTCGAGCTTGACCCATTCCAAGGGATAGTTCTCGATGGTTTTTATCTCGGGCTCGCGGCGCAAGACTTGGGCACGCCATTCCTTTGCGATGCAACGCAACGCCTCGTGCGCCGCCTCTAGTTGATCCTCAATGCTCATCCGAATCTCTATTGGTGATGACCCGCTCAAAAATGAGCACGTTGCTTGCTGACAATCATTGGCCGAAGGTTTGGCCGACGATCACCCCTTCCAGCTTTGCTCCCAGTGCCGCCCAAGCCGCCCGCTTCTCATCCGCATAGTCGTGCAGCATGTAATGCCGCCGCACCTTGCTGCCCGGCAGCACATGGTTCTGGCAGCGGTCGATCAACTCCAACGAAATGCCCAGCGCCTGCATCATCGTCGCGCCCGTGCGGCGTAGGTCGTGCGGTGTCCAGGCGCCATTCTTGCCACCGGCCAGCACCAGAGTGTCGTCGCTGCGTCGATTCTTCAGTGGCGCGCGTGGCATGCCGTCCTTGTTCTTCTTGAACATCGACTGGCGGTCGCCGACTTGCTTGCTGATCGACTTGCCCTCAATGCTGACTTCATTGTTCCGGGCTGGGAAGCACCAGGCGCTATGGCCAGTGTGCGCGTGCAGCTGCTGGAACTGGTCCAGTGCGAACGCCGACAGGTAGACGGTCAGGTCGGCCACGTTATCCTTGACGTTTTCTTTCGGGATAAACCAAGTGCCGGCGGCCAGGTCCACATGCTCCCAGCGTGCCTTCGCGGTTTCGCCGACGCGGCACATGGTCGACAGCATGATCCAGATAGCGCGCTCGGTCGTCGCTTCTAGCGGCTGCTGCACTATGCGCTTGTTCGGCGCGGCGTCGTAATCCGTGTGCATCCTGGCTATGATGGTGTGCAGCTCGCGGATCTCGTCGGCCGACAGGATGCGGTCCCGTATATTGCCGAGGTCATAGTCGGGGCTGACGATCTTGTCGATTTCGATCAGTTCCATCGGATCGCCGTCGACCAGTAGCTTGCGCCACGGCTGCCGCTTGCGGGCCCAGGCGAACATTTGCGTCAGGCTGTTTCGCTGCATCACGGCCGACCTATTGACGCCTCGCTCGACCATGGCGCGCAGCACGGCGCGCAAGTGGTGCTCTGTCACGTCTTTGATGGCCACGGCGCCTATCGCCGGCAGCACGTCGGTGGCGAACATGCGCTTGAGCATGGCGTTGCCATCCTTGCGGCGCACGCCGTCGGTTATCCAAGCATCGAACATATCTTGTACCGTAAGGGCCGAGGCCTTGCTGATGGCTTCCATCGCAGACTGCGCAGCGGCTGCCTCGGCCTTGGCCTGCCCGATGGCGGCGCGCCGTTCTTTCTCCTGAACCTGAATATCGATACCGGCGCGCGCCATTGCACGAACCTTCGCCGCTTCATCTCGCGCATCTGCGAGCGAAATGTAGCCATCGCTGGTGGTGGTGCCGAACGGACGCGCCAATCGAAGCTCGCGCTGCCTGCCTGAAACTACATACTGGATCACCCAAGTCTTCACGCCATTAGTGGCAACGCGCAACTGCAATCCGGTATCCACGGTTTGCTTATAGGGCCTCTCCTTGGGCTTGAGTGCAGCCACCTGATTCGCCGTCATTTTCGCCAT